TCGATTAACGGTTTTGTGTACGACCAAGACCAACGAGTCATGAAGCCAGAAAAGCCCGAAGTATTAGACGCTGATGGAGTGCCAATTAAAGTTGGTGACGAGCTTTACTTAACAGATGGATTCATCATTAAGCTAAAGTGCGTAGGTTTTAGCAATGATGGTTTGGTTAAAGTCACGAATTGGGGAAGTTCCGAAGGCTGGGTACCAATTCTAGTAGAAGCCAATGAGCTTACTCACAAAAAGCCCGATAGCTGGGAGCAGATAGAAGCCGATGAGAAGTTATATTGTTGCGAGTATTTTGGTCGCTCGTATAAGAAATGTTTAGGGTGCCAAGCTGACGACCCGAATTACCATCCTTACGACCATCCCTACGACTGCAATAAAGCTAAGACGCAAGACATTGTCCGCAGAGCAAAAGCGTTAGCAGGTGTTGATGATGAATGAAATCGTTAGCAAAGCGCAGACAGCAGCATGTCTCACCAAATACCTATCAGACCGATTAACCGAGATAGACGGTCAGATAGACGTATACGGAGCTGGTCGTAACTATCTGGTATCAGAGGGTAAATGCAAGACGCAGATACACAATGACATTGTGGTTATCCGCAGGTTGTTATTGCAGATAGACAAAGAGGTGATGATGCAATGAACGATTGCGTGTTTTTTGAAGCGTGTCCCGAAGACTGTAAGTGTGCAGGATGCAAGGATTATATATCCATGAACTGTGAACTCGGAGAAGAAATCATGAGGACATACGTCCTGAAAATAGAAGAAGCATGTAAGCCAGTTGTAGAGTGGTTAAGAGGGGTTCGTGATGGAAATAACTAACGAAGAGCGCCGAGAAGTAGCTGAGAGACTGCGAAGACAAGCCCACTGGATGAACATACGCAAAGATTGGTATGACGAGGACGGCGTAGACCAAGGGAACAAAGCATACCGAAATATCGCGGATTCGGTCGAAGAAGGTTCTAACTTCGGCAGCCACTACGAGGAGACAGTGCGAAAGCTCGCTGGTCTTATAGACCGCCCAACATGCCGAAAACGCATACCAGACGAGATTGAAGGTCTTGTGTTCTGCTCAAACTGCGGAGCGGAAATCGGTGAGTACGGCGTCCCGAACTACTGTCATAACTGCGGAGCGGAGGTGATTGAATGACGTTTTCGGAATATATGCAGCTCAGAGAGAGAGCAGAGAAGGCTGGTATAGGCGATGATAGGTGTCTTGCCCGGCTGCTCCACTACTTGCAGTTTCAAGAGGTTGTAACACGTAATTTTCAGGCGTACATGAACGAGATGGAAGCGTGGTGCCAAAACATTACTAAAGAGGTTGAGGCGCGTATAAAAGAAGCCGAGGTGAAGGAATGAAAATCTACGGTAAGTCTTGCCGTTCTGCGCTCAAAACCAAGCAAGACGAGCAGCCGCTTTATGACCCAAGTACAAGGGTCATTGAAAAATACAGGCATCAGGCGAAACGCTCACAACGTGAAAACCCGAACTACCGATTCGAGTACATTGATCGAGTGCATGAGAGCCTGCAAGACCCCAACAGTAAGTACCATGGAACGTTTACGGCGGCGAAATTGCCCCCTGCAAAGCGGTGTAGCTGCGATAAGTGCAGAGAGGCGGTTGCGCTTTACAAAGCTCGAGACAGGCAGCAGTATTACGCGCGCAAGGCTAGACGGGCAGCAGAAGAAAGGCGCGCAATGAACAAGCGCGGACAGTGGTAAGTGACACTAGCGAGAATATATAACTAGAGCGGCGAGTTACCCTTGATGCACGAATCACCTCCTGATCGTTATTCTTTCCTTTCTGAACTTTCTGACCTTGCTCGCCGCTTATGCCCTGAAAAAGTCGCTAGTCGTAAAGGCTGGCGGCTTTCTTGGTTTCATCAGGGCTTTTTATAAAAAAGGTGGCAAATATATATTTACACGTAAGGGATAAAGGTATATACTTAGTTCATACCCAAGAGAAAGGAGGAAGATGGAATACCTAATAAGTTTTCTGTTAACGCTAATCGCGAACATAGCATCGGGCTTGTTGCTATGGTTGATGGAAAACAAAAAGCCCCGTAATCCAGAGCGCGGCAAGCATGAAAAACGGGGCTAAGAAAAAACGGCGGGAGGGTAAAACTTCCCGCCAACAACGGTACAAGTTTACCAAAAAGAAAGGGGAAAGTCATGAATTACGTATTACTCGGAGTCGTAGTTTTCGCGGCTTCTTTTCTCGGAAATATCATTGTTGCTTTGATAACGAGGAGGTTGGATAAATGACAACCGAAGCCAAGCTTCGAGCTATCAAGAAGTACACCAAGGAGAAATCCAAACAGATGAACCTCAAGTTTTACCCATCAGATATGGACGTTTGGGATTACCTGCAAAAGCAGCCTAACAAAGCGGGGTACATCAAGCGGTTAATTCGCAACGACATGGAAGGCGAGAAAGATGAGCAAGCCTAAAACATACACCTTTACAAGCGCCAACAAGGGCGACATCGACGTCACAATCGTTGGCGAGTATACGAACAGATGCGTTGATGTTGTCGTGGATATCGTAGAGTATGGAGAGCAGCATGATTTTACAGAGATCGACGCTGGTTGCGTTGATGAGATTTTCGATTGGCTTGTTGACGAGGGAGTTGAGTTTGAGAGCAAACGCTCTCTTTGGTTCAACTATTTCTACGTTGCAGCGGTCATGATTGACGGCGACGACACGGAGGAAAGGCTTCTTAACGAGGCAGCAGCAATGACTGATGAAGAGTTGGAAAGATGGCACTACTAGCGTAGAGAGCTTGAAGGGGGTAGCGAAAAGTTACCCCCTTTTTCGTGTCAACCCTTAGATTCAACCTAGGACGCGAACACATTTCCTTCACAATTTCGTTTCATTTCGTTCAATTTCATCTCATTTCGTTCTTCTAAGTTTTTTTTCGTATTGCTAAGTTTTATTTCGTATTTTCTCAGCAAGAAACTCCGTAATCGACCGTATAGTTGTTTTGCAAGGAAAACATTTACTATATGTAATACTTATAGTAAGCTAACAAGAAATGAAAGGAGGTGTATATGGTCAGGTACCCGGCACAAAAAAGGTATGACGCAAAGAACAGGTTTAACGTAACTGTTCCCTTTAACAGAAAGACGGAGCCTGATTTAGTTAAGAAAATCGAATCCGTAGAAAGTAAAGCGTCATACATAAAGAAACTTATACGGGAAGATTTAAAGAAAGAAGAAGAATAAAAGCGAGTGCTCTCCCCGACCAAAGATTGAGCACTCACCACGAACAAACCGAAGGCTATGCCTTCAGATAGGAGCAGTATATCATAGCTCAAGCCGCCACCGAAATTCAAACATTCAACCATCCACTATTCGGCGAACTCCGCGCCACTAATGAACAAGAACCACTCTTTGTTGCTGCTGACGTTTGCAAAACATTAGAGATTAGGAACACAACACAAGCCCTTCAACGTTTAGACGATGATGAAAAGGCTATGTTAAACATAGGGTTACGTGGTGGAGCCACTAACATGATTACATTTCCTGGTCTTCTCTCTTTAGTCCTCAGCGCCCGCAAAAAAGAAGCACGAGAGTACAAGCGTTGGGTAACTCATGAAGTCTTACCCGCTATCCATCGCACGGGTGGCTACATGGTCACTAAGGCGGATGAAACGCCTGAGGAGACAATGGCGCGTGCGGTTCTTATCGCTCAAGACACTATCAATCGCCAAAAGCAACAAATAGCCGACATGCAACCTAAAGCCCTCTTTGCTGATGCTGTAGCGGCTTCTCACACGTCAATCTTGGTTGGCGAACTCGCAAAGCTGCTAAAGCAAAACGGTGTAGAGATTGGGCAAAACCGCTTGTTTAGGTGGTTGCGAGAAAACGGGTACCTGATGAAAACAGGCTCGAGCTACAACATGCCCACACAACGCTCGATGGAGCAAGAGTTATTTGAGGTTAAAGAAACCTCAATAACCCACTCAGACGGGCACATAACCGTCCAGAAAACGCCTAAAGTAACGGGCAAAGGGCAGCAGTATTTCATCAATCGTTTTCTCACGAAGGGCGAGGTGGCTTAAAAATGAAGGTAAAGATTGACGCACTCGACACACTTGTTTTGACCGAGCAAAAACTCAAGGGGTTACGCGAGATTTTACTTGCCTTGAGTGAGATGCCTATAGCAATCGAGCAAGCCCCATCGTTTCTTTATTACGCGGTTGACGAGATAGTAGAGGATTTAGGCGACGCTATTGATGACATTATAGGGAGATAAAACCGCATGTGAGACCCCGCTTCGGCGGGGTTTTCTCGTTTTGTGACACCTGATAGATAGTTGATGCTGGGTGGCGGTACTGCCTCAACGATTATCTCTTCTCGCCGCCACCCGACGACATTAGGAGGACAGGTGAAACAGCAACCAGAATTAACCGTTACCGAGCAGCGCACCGACGCGCTCATTCCTTACGCTCGCAACGCAAAGATTCACACCAACGAGCAGGTAGATCAGATTTGCAAGAGCATTGAAGAGTTCGGTTTTAACGATCCAATTGCAATTTGGCACAACGCCAACGATGAAATGGAGATTGTAGAGGGTCATGGACGCGTTCTAGCAGCGTCTAAGCTGGGGTTAGAGGTTATCCCGACCATTTGTTTAGACCACTTAACGGACGAGCAGAGACGCGCTTATACGCATGTTCACAACCAGCTGAACATGAACACAGGTTGGAATTTTGAAACGCTCGATTTGGACATTGAAGAACTCGAAATGAGCCTCGATTTAGATTTTGAGGATTTTGGGTTTGAAAGTTTCGATTACGATCCCGATTCGCTATTTGACAGCCCAGAACCTTCAACGGAAAACAAGCTGGAAGAATCGCAGTCAAATAAGATAGTAATATGCCCGGAGTGTGGACATGAGTTTCAACCCGAGTAACGTTAAAGTTCATTTTGCTGGTTACGACAATGATGAGCGCGCTATTGCTGTGTTAAAGGCGGCTGGTGTGCGTTATAGGCTATTTACCAGCTACTCGTTCATAAAGAACAAATCTAGCGATTCTAATATGAAGGTACCCAGATTAGCCGAGATGGATGCAGGCTTTGAGCATGTCATTATGGACAGCGGTCTGTTCACTATGATGTTTGGTGCTGATAAGACAACGCCGAAAACCCCCGAGTTTGTGCGCGAGTGGATGCACCGAATATGCGCCTTTGCAACGCAAAATAATATCAAGGCTAGTTTTGTAGAATGCGACTGTCAGAAACTCATAAGCCCCGAATTTGCTTGGGAACTTCGGCGTGAGATGCGTCAAATTATGCCTAAAGCAGAAATAATTAATGTATTTCATTTAGAAGATGGTGAACAAGGGTTTAGAGAGTTAGTAGATTTCACAGACTACCTTGCAATATCCGTGCCTGAGCTACGTATAGCACAATCAAAGACCTATAGAAACACTGTATGCGCTCTTGCACGTATGGCAAAACGGCAAAAACCAGGTATAAAAATTCATCTCTTGGGCTGTACTGAAAAGTATTTGCTCGAACGAAATCAATTCTGCACCACTGCGGATAGTTCGTCATGGACAAGTTCCGCACGATTCGGAACGTTAGACAAGGTACACATAAGCAATATCAACTCGAAACAAGCTCGAAGGGCTTGTTTGAAGGTAGTTGAAGCCGCAAATCGGTATGGAATGCGCATACCTGACAAGCTGGCAAGAGGAGAAACCAAAGCCATTAACTGCACGGCAGCCAATTATTATACGGCTCAAAAATGCCGAAAAGATTATACGCAATGGGCTGGAAATCAAGATTAAGGAGAAAAATGAAAATCAAGCCTAAATCAAAACTTTCGTTATTATTAATTCTTTCGTGTGTTTATGTTGGTTGCCTTATTGTGGCCAACACTGCAACAGGCAAAACGCTTGACGTATTCGGTTTTACGTGGACAAGCATGTTTATAGTATTTCCTATTATTTATATTATTAATGATGTTTTAGCCGAATGTTACGGCTTTCAAATCGCTCGCAAAATCATCTTTGTTGGGTTTGGCGTAAACCTTTTAGCCGTTGTTGTATATCAAATTGCTTTAGCTCTACCAGGTTCACCGTTTTTTACCGAACAAGCAGCTTTTGAGACTGTTCTAGGGACAACTTTTAGAGCTTGTCTTTCCTCTTTTGCTGGTTATTTAATAGGCTCTACTTTAAACGCTAAAATCATGCAGATTATGCATGATAGAGACGGCGAACCACATCTTATGCGCCGTTGCGTACTTTCAACGTTTGCTGGTGAGTTAGCGGATGCAGCAGTTTTTAATATATGCATGTTTTCGTTTGTACTGCCTTGGTACGTTATCGCAGGAACAATTATTACTTATGGACTTGCTAAAGTAGCTTATGAAGTAATTGTTTACCCTGTAACTCAATTTGTAATTAAAAAAGTGAAAGCTTTACCTGAGCAATAAAACTATTGAAGGAAGTCTTTTGATTTTGTAGAATACCGATAGGCGGTCACCCGCGGCATCGGGTGCGGCTGTAATAGTAGAAATAGCGTAAGCCGCTCCTTAGCTGTGGGTGGCTTTTGCTATTTAATGAGCTTATTTACAGCTGCGAGCAAAAGCACTAAACAAATCAATTCTAAAAACAGAATCAAATCGTTCATGGTGACCACCTCCTTTGTAAGAGGTAGGCAGCCATCCGCCTATCAGCGAGCTATATATTACTCCGTTTTCTTAATTTTGTGACACCTTGGGCATTATCGGGGTATGTCAAAGGAAAAGTGTACAAAAGAAGCCATTCAGGAAGCCGCTGCGCTCATTAAAACGGGCGTGAACAACAAGGATGTATGCTCCTATCTTGGCATTTCGGAACGATCGTTTTACCGCTGGCTCAAGAATCCTCAGACTGATAACCAGCGCCTATTTTGCCAGTCTTTACAAAAGGCAGAGGTGCAGCGTAAGGCTCACCATTTGCAGACCATCACTAAAGCAGCAGATAAAGATTGGAAAGCCTCAGCGTGGATTTTAGAGCGTACTATGCCGCTTGAGTTTTCACTTTCTAATCATCGTTTTCAGACGATGGTAGAGCAGCACGAGAAAGATAATCCGCGCCCAATAATCGACACGTCCCTACTTGTCCCGCCGTCATACTGGGACATCTGGCGCGACATCATGAACGCTGGTCATTCGACATATGAAGCACGTGGCGGGCGTGGTGGATTAAAGTCAACAATCTTTACGGAAGCCGCCATTATGCTGATGCTTAAAGACCCAAAGCTGTGCGGCGTGGCATTTCGTCAAGTGCAATCAACAATCCGAGATTCAATCTTTGCAACGCTTGTATCGAGCGTCCGCCGTTTGGGCTATGAGAATGATTTCGAATGGACGTATAACCCGCTTGAGCTGCGCCGTAAATCCACGGGGCAAAAGATACTCTTTCGCGGCTTAGACGACCCTGAGAAGGCTAAGTCACTGGCGCTTGACGACCCTGATATGTATATCGGGTTCGCTATATGGGAAGAGTTTAACCAGTTCAAGAACATGAAGGCTGTTCGTAAGGTTGAGCAGACTATCAAGCGCGGTTCGGCTCCGAACTTCCGCACGCTTCGAATGTGGAACACGCATCCTGACGCTGAGCATTGGAGCAATCAGCATTGGGAGGAGAGTCTAGAGGATTTAGACACCTATTGTTTCACAGTTAACTACCCTGACGTCCCCGCCGAATGGCTGGGCGAGGAGTTCATTAAGGACGCGCTCAGGCTAAAAGCTACTAACGAAGAAGCCTATCTAAACGAATACATGGGCGAGTGCATCACCATGACGGGACGTGTTTTCGAGAACGTCCACGATATGGAAATAAGCCACGGGGATATTAACGCGTTTAAGTGGATACGCTGCGGCATTGACTGGGGCTTTCAACAAGACCCGTTCGTGTTTTTGCGCGTGGCATACGACCGTAAGACCGCAAGCCTTTATGTGTTCGACGAGCTTTTTAACACTGAGACACTCGATTCCCCAAACATCGCCGAGGTTAAGCGCCGCCTATCAGAGCGTGACACAGAGGGCAGAATCAAGCTCAAGCAAGACGGAGCGCCCTTGTTCTTAAAGGCGAAACCCGAGAACGAAATACGCGCCGATGCCGCAGGAGCTAAGGACATAGCAACATGGCGACATGAGGGCGTAAACGTCAAGGGAGCGTCAAAGGCGGTGCCTGTAGCTGATGGTATCCGCTGGCTTCAAAAGCGCGGGAACATCTACATTGACCGCAAGAAATGCCCGCTTACGTGGGCTGAGTTTACCCACTACAGAGCAGATGAGGACGATGAGGGGCGCTTTCTGGGCTACCCCGATAAAGATAACCACACGATTGACGCGGTGCGCTACGCCGTGTTTGACCTGATAGCTGACATAAACACGATCTAGTGAGGATATATGAGCACAACAAGCGCCTTTAACGCAAACGCTACAGAATGGCTTGAGAAGCTGGGTTACCCCGCCGTAAGCCTTAACACACCACTAGCGAGCCGAATTAGCCTTTGGTGGTCTTATATGACGTGTGAAGCCGATTTCTTTACCCGCGTCGAGAGGGACGAGAACGGGAGGGAGAACGAGGTTAGGCTGCGATCATGCACTCCTGCCGACATGGTATGCACCGACATGGCGAGCCTGCTATACAACGAGAAGGCTACCGTGTCGTTAATTGACCCTGACAACGAGCAGGAGGCGACAACGTGGCTTGAGAATTGGCTGCGGATAACGAGCTGGAATGACAAGGCTCCGCTCGCAATGAAACGCATGTGTTCGACGGGTACGGCAGCGTGGGCGCTACACATCAGAAACGCTACGAAGGTAGGGCAATCTGACGCGCTTTCAGTTATGCCAATTCGTTATGATGCACGCTCGATTGTTCCGCTCGTGTGGGACGAGCTGGGATGCTCTCATTGCGCGTTCGTGTCCCCTATCTACATTAAGGGCGAGCTATGCCACCAGATAGAGGTTCATCGCCCTGATGATATGACGGGCAACTATCAGGTGTTCTGCGGCTTCTTTGATTCGAGCGGTAAGCAATTCGAACCTGAGGGCTTCTTGCAGGCTTACGAGGCGTTAGACACTAAGCAGCAGAAACCAACGTTTCAGATTATCCGATTGGCGATTGATAACCCTTATTGGGACTACTCGCCTATGGGCGTGGCGCTCTTCGACAACGCTATCGGGGCGCTAGAGACGGTCGATTTGGCATTTGACGCGGTTGGAAATGACATTTTCCTCGGGAAGAAGATGCTAGTTTTGCCCGAATCTATGCTCAAGAAGAACGATTTCGGAACGTATGAAGCGCCCTATATGAGCGGGCGGCAATTCTTCTTGGCTACTGAATCGAGCATATATGACGGCAAGGCGGCTATTTTCGAGTACAACCCCGATCTTCGTGCAAGTGATGACCGCTTGATGCTTTCAACGGCGTTGCAGATGCTTGGAAAGCGTGTTGGATTCGGCACTAAAGCCTACGCACTCGATCAAAGCGGCAACATCACGACTGCAAAGCAGGTTGCAAGCGATAACGCCGAGATGATGCGGACGATTCGCAAGCATGAACACATCATTCAGCCTGCTATTTCCAACTTAATCGAAGCAGCAGCGGGCATTTACCGCACACTTGGAACAACTGCCCTCCCCGATCTCACAGGACAGGTGCAGGTCGTTATGGGTGACGCGATTATGCAGGACGAAGACACCTTGCGCGAGCGTGACCGCGCGGACGTTGCGGCGGGACTTCTTGAGCCGTGGCGTTATATGGTGCGTTGGCAAGGCTACACCGAAGAGGACGCTAAGGCGGCGACACAGGTTGATACGGGGCTAACAACTCCGCTCGAGGTGTAAGCCGTGGCATTAAGCGAGAGCGACATTGAGCGAGTATGTAACGAGGTGCTTGCGCTTGAAAATGCGTATCTAACCGAGCTTTCTGCCCTGCTTTTGTCACACCTCAAGCAAGGCATCTGGGACGCGTCCGACGAGGTTATCTTGCTCGAGCTAAAAGACGAGCTATCAACGCGTGTGAATACGCTGCAAGCTAAACATGAACCCGTTATCGAACATAAATTATCAAGCGAGGTTATAGCCGCTCTCATGGGGGCGGCTTTGGTTGATTTAAGCAACCTAAAGAAGCACTATGACGAGCCGATTCAGCCAGTAGAAACAACGAAGAAGCAGCTTAAAACAACAGCCGATCAGCTAACAACGGGGCTTGTAACGACCCTCAGACGGCAGAACCTAGCTATGGCGGCAAACGCACAGAAAGCATGGTATGAGGCATCAACAGAAGCGATAACAGGCATTCAGAAGGGCGGCTTGTCATACGATGAGGCGCTATCTAACGCCGTGAGAACGCTTGGAGATTCGTTTGTAGTTAGATACTCAAGCGGACGAACGACAAGCCCAGACGTGGCACTACGCCGCCTTATGGTCACGGAAATGAGCCAAGCGGGCGGCAGAATGTCACTTGAAGCAATGGAAAGCTACGGTCACGAGCTAGCTATCACGTCCACGCATTATGGGGCGCGACCCTCTCACGCTATGTGGCAGGGTAAACCGTTTGGGATTCATGGGGCAGTTGTTGTTGATGGCGTTAAATACCCCGGTATGATCGAGCTGACCGATTACGGCAGCGTTACGGGGCTTAAAGGGATTAACTGCCGTCATATGATTGAGCCTTATTTCCCGAACATCACTGAACTACCAGACCGTGAGTTCAAGGCGGAAAAAGCGAAGTGGGGCAAAAGCTCAGATGAATACTACGAGGCAACACAGCGGCAACGCGCATTAGAGCGTAGGGTTCGAGCGACCAAAACGACCGTTGCGCAGATGGAGAAGGTGGGGCTTGGACTTGAGGATCCTGCTTACGTGCAGAAGCGTCTTGTTTTGGGAAGGCAGCAGAGGGAACTTAAGGCGTGGATTAACGCGAACAAGCTACCCCGTCAACCCTTGCGAGAAAAAGCGTATGGCGTAGCTAAGCAGCCGAGATCACTAAGCGGTAAATCATGGACAGGTAGCGCAACAGTTGATGCACTTAAATCAACCAGATATGGCAAGGTTAAGGCGGTAAACGTCAAGGGCGTATCGCCTACGCTGTTTAACAACCAAGTTAAGGCAATAAACGAAATAGCGAGCAAGATGCCGATTCTTGACGAGAGCCTGAAAAAGTACGGGCTGGTTATTACTTCGTCAAAGATTGATGGAGTCGCTTATACAAGAATGCGCAATGGGAAATGGGAAATGGTATTCAATACTGAAACCTTCTCCTCTAAAGCAAACCTTAAGGCTGATGTTTGGGGAAATATAAAGAACGGCTATTTTATGCCTGCAACTAAAAGCGGTTCAAGTTCTTACCCTGCTGCTCACGAGCTTGGGCATATTTTACAAAAAAGCATTGTAGAAAAGGAATTGGGCGCAAACTATACCTACTATCAATACAAGAAAATGGCAGATAAACACCAAGAAGAGATAATGAATATAGTAAAATCTAATAAGGACAGGCTATCAGAATACGCTAAAGAAAACTCACGCGATTTCTTCGCTGAGTGTTTTGCAAATCTTAACTGCGGAAAGCCTAACGAATACGGTATAGCGTTATCGGAGTTTCTCAAACAAAGGGGGTTACTATGATTACAAAAGAAATAGCAGATAGGATTTATGTTTGGAAAAAAAATCCTGCATGGTATCGCCCTGTTGATAACAGCTATGAGTATGAACTTACCGACCAAGCACCAGAAAAAGCGCGAAAAAGCTACGCTGAATATAAAGCGGTCATCGACAGACTTCTTGCTCTTGATGGCGCTACGCCTTATGACGGGATAATTATTGACCTTTAGGGGGTTCGTAAATGTCTTACGATGATTATGACGTTATCGTTTATAAGGTGCTTAAATACATCTATCAATGCTTAAAAGCTGGCGTTTATCCGTCCTTGGATAAAGCACAAGAACTCACACGCTGCAATGACGTTTACTGGCTCCATGTTATTCAGTCCATGCTCAATGATGGCTACATTCAAGGCGTAAAAATTCCTGAATATCTAGGAAATGACGCTAAACCAATAGCAGAGCCAAAGGCTTTAGGATTGTCGCAAAAAGGCGCTCAATACCTCACAAACAATTCAAAAATGGCTGAGGTGAAATCTTTTCTCGGTAAAGCGTTCGAGGGTGTTATCGAAGTTGCAATCAAAGCGACGGATGCAGCAATGTAAGCGCGTCGATTCAAGAACCTTAACCCACCTAATTCAAGCTCCCTCACGGGGGCTTTTCTTTTTTTTGTGACGTCTAGAGCAAGCTATCAACATGATTTACGACTTACCAAAAGAATTAACCTGCTCAACGTGTGTATGGGCATCAAAGCTAAACGAGGACGGGCTTATCGAATGCAAGCGATACCCTCCTGAGCTATATCAAGGCGCTGAAACCCCGCTATGGATTCGCCCCCTAATGTCGCAAAGTGACGGCTGCGGCGAACATGGCGAGTGGGAAGAATAAGCCCCATGTGACACCTTTTAGATACTAACTCCATCGCAAGAGCCAAGCGAAGCGGCTCACCCGCCAACCTGAGCGAATCAGGTACCACCAAGCGCGCAGAGAAGCGCGAACAAAACACGATGGAGGACAGATGGATAGCAAACCAAACCAAGACCCAAAGAACACCCAAGACCCTAAGCCTAACGAGCCAAACGGCACCCCAAGCGATGAGCAAAAGGCTAAACGCTTAGAAAAAGAGGTTGCCGACCTCAAAGAACAGCTCGCAGAGGCTAAAAAGAACGCTGAGGAGTTCCAGAAGAAGCTCGATGATGCACTCACCGAGGAAGACGTTAAGAAAGCGGTTGAAGCAGCTAAAGAAGAAGCTGCAAAGATTCAAACCGACGCTGCCGCTAAAGCTGCTGCTCGTGAAAAGCGCCTTGTAGTCGAAAACGAGCTAATCAAGGCTAACTGCATTGACACAACCTCGGCACTCGCTCATATCGACTTGGACAAGGTCGAAATTGCAAGCGATGGACACATTAGCGGGCTTGACGTATCGGGTCTTGCCGAATCACACAAACATCTGTTCGAACAATCCAACACCTCACGAGTTGCGAGCGCAGGCACTCCCGGAGGTAACGGAAAGAAGATGACCAAAGAAGAGATTATGAGCATCAAAGATAGCCACGAACGCCGTGCTGCTATCGCTGAGAACGCTGATCTCTTTGAGTAAGAAAGGCGTAAAACATGGCTGTTGACGCAAAAATGATGAAGGCTGCGGACTTTGCGAAAGTCTCCTCTATCGACTTCGTAGAACGATTCGCAACCAACATTAAACAACTCCAAGAGATTCTTGGAATTACCCGCAAGATTGAGAAAATCCCTGGTCAGGTTATCAAAATCTACAAGGTAACTGGCACGCTCGAAGATGGTACCGTAGGCGAAGGCGAGGTTATCCCCCTGTCTAAGTACAAGACTGAGGTATCTGACGCGTTCGAGCTTACGGTGAAGAAATACCGCAAGCAGACCACCTTTGAAGCTATCAACGACAAAGGCTATGAACAGGCTGTCGATGATACCGACAACAAGATGATTAAGGACATCCAGAACGTTATCCGCAATTCCTTCTTCACCTTCCTCGCTACTGGTACTGGCACCGCTACTGCTAAGACCGTTGGCTTGCAGGGCGCACTTGCCGCAGCTTGGGGCAAAAATCAGGTGTACTGGGAGGATTACGATAACAGCGGCTTTATCTACTTCGTAAATCCGCTCGATATTGCCGATTACCTGAGCGAGAAAGATATTACGGTTCAGACCGCGTTCGGAATGACTTACATTCAGAACTTCCTCGGTCTTTATGACGTTCTCGCTTATTCTGGCGTGACACAGGGCAAGGTATACACCACCGCTAAAGACAACATCATTCTGTATTACGTAAACCCCGCTAACGCTGAGGTTGCTAAGGCATTTGACTTTACGATTGACGCAACTGGTCTGATTGGTATTCATCGTGACGTTGATTACACCACCTTAACCACTGATTCGACCGTTATTAGCGGCTCTGCCCTCTACGCTGAACTCATCAGCGGCGTTGTAAAGGTCGATATTAAGACCGCCGCAGCCGCAGCATCTGAAACGGGTTCTCAGACCAACCCACAGGGTTAAGCCGTGGAGAGCTTAAAGCCAACATATGACTTTTTCACTACCTGGGGAGGGGGGCTTGATGCCGAAAGCTTCAAGTCCGCTCTCCCTGCGGCTTTTGCACGCGTCAAAGCTCGTTGTTGCACTATCGACCTAACAACACTCACAGAAGCCGAAGAAACGACCTTCAAGAACGCAGTTTGCGCCGCCTGTGAGGCTCTTTCAAGCGAAAACGCGGGTATCAGCTCGTATAGCGCGGGAAAAGTGTCCGTTACGTTTTCAGAAGCCGAGACGCGCCGAAACAGCATTGAAGCAGCTATCGAGCGTGAACTATCAGGTACGCGCCTGATAAGCGTGGTGATCTAGATGATTTATCCCAACGTGATAACAGTATGGCTAAAGAGTACCGAGGGCAGGCAGGCAACGTGGGAGCGCCTTGTTTATCGCACGTGCCGTTTTGAACCTACCTACGGCGCTTATGCTGGCACTGGTGGAGACACCTCAGCTCGAACGGCTGACTTGCTCGTTAAATGTCACGATAAGCCATTTAGCAAGGGTGATAAGGTCGTCCCTAACCTGTGCGTTGACGACGCGCCGCCTAAAGACGCTTTCACGGTACAGACCGTATCCCCGATTAGCTTTAACAACTATCCCGACCATTGGGAGGCTGAGCTAGTATGACCACCTTACGCGTTAAAAGCGTTAACGTAAGCCCCGCGCAAGCGAAGGTTGAGAAAGCCAACAAGGCGATGATTAAGGCAATGACGCTTGCAGCCCGTAGGGATTCTAACCGTTACGTTCCGTTTGCTTCTGGTGCGCTTAGAAACACCGCTGAGAGCCAAAGCAAACCCGATGATGGGCAGCTTATCTACGGCGGCGGCGGCGTTAAATACGCACGCGTGCAGTATTACGGCAAGTTTAGGCACACAACCCCGGGAACGTGCGGAAAGTGGTTTGACGTTGCGAAGAAGAGCAACGCCAAGAAGTGGGTCAAAGAGGGCAAAGAGGCAGTAAGGCAGGTTATGAATGGCTGATAAACCAGTAATTATCAATGCGTCGCTTGTTACGCAGATTCTCGACCTCGTGGGTGAGATAGTACACATGTTTGACGCGTCTATTCCTGTTCGGTTTGAGGAGCTAACGGCTGAGACAGGGCAGCTACCACGAATCATGATGACGCTGGTTGATGGAGCGGAGGAAGAGAGCCGCTATATCAGCGGTGAGACCATTTGCCCCATTATGTTCGCTCTCACGCTCCGCGTAGCTCCAGACGATGAGCAAGACCGCCTAAATGCTGCGGGGCTGCTTGATTACGTCAGAGATCAGTTTCTAGAAAAGTGCCTCGTCCTTGATGATTTTGTTGTGTATAGGCTCCCTAAAGCGGGTATGCCCGTTTGCCTTGGACGCACAGACACCTTCGAAGATTGGCAAGTGACATTTGACGTTAAATATAACGAGACGAAAGGAGCCTAAACATGGCTGACGATACCGCAGAAGTCCCCATTTGGGGTTATGAGATTAAGGATTATATCAACATTGGCAGCGCGGAAACCGCGAACTGGCAAGAGATTACCCACCTTATCTCTTGGGAATATTCCAACGACACTGACAAGTACGAACCTGAGTACCTTGAGACGAAAAAGAGCCCTACTTTTGTTCGCGCGAAATCGGCATCCGTTGAGTACGAGAAAGACCTCTACAAGAACAACGCACTCGATGAGTTCCTCACGAAGAACCGCAACGGCATGAACATCGCTGTTGAACTCGTTCGTGTATACCCTTGGATGCTAGACACCGAGAAGCCTGTGGCTGATAAGGCTGCATTCTTGCTAACCCCTAACGCTTTGGGCAAAGGCTCAGCAGGTGAGCCAGGCAAGCTTACGGGCACACTCGAAATGTCCGATGCTGATTGGACTGAGGGAACATGGGACACTAGCACCAAGGTATTTACCGCCAAGGTTGGCTAGTTTAATTCTTTCGCAAGTCTCCCCTAGCGGCATTTCCCCCTTTTAGCTGCTAGGGGTGACCTATATCTAGGAGGTTTTATATGGGATTCCAGTTCACAAAACGCGGCGTTGATATTGAGATTGAAGGCAAGACGTATACCGTTAACATTCAGGACGCTAACACACAAGACGCGCTCGCGAAGGTTTATAAAGTCTTTGAAACCTACGATGCGGACACTCTCGCAAATAACGAACGCGCTAACTATACGGTTTCATGCACGTTGCGCGACATGGTAGGCGCTCTTATCGGGCTTGATGGGCAAAACGAAATCTTTGAGAACCGAGCTCATTGCGTAATTGATGAACTCGAGCTGATTAACTACATCTACGGCGAAGTTCAGGCGCACCAAGGAGACACGCCAACACTTGAGGAGTTGCTTGCATCCCTTAACGTGGGTACGGAGGGTATTAACCTGCCTAAAACCGATGAATCAAGCGTTTCTGAGACTGGTGAAGCCGTCAAAGGCGCTATCGGCGGAGTAATTAACGCTGCGAAGAACAACAAATGAGAGGGACGCTAACAGGGGGCTTGCCGTCGGCGCTAAAAGTTGACGGTGAGTTAATCCCCATTCACACCGACTGGCGCGTATGGATTGACGTATGGCGCCTAGTCGACAACCCAACAGCAGACAAGAGCGCGAAGGTAGTTGCTATCCTCGCGCTTATTTTTCCACGAGAAGGTGACTCCCCTACCCCGTTTGAGCGTGCTCTAAAAAGCCCTGAAACGGCTCTAATGGCTGCTATGGACTTTCTCGCACGAAAACGCGAGGGAGCGCAGACCCGCCCTAAGACGGCACGAGAACGGCGTTTAGAGAAGAAGCGGCTGCTCGATTGGGACTATGACGCGGATAGGCTTATCGCTGATTTCGAGCGCGAATATCGCATTGATTTGACCGACCCTGAAACCCGCCTGCACTGGTGGCGGTTTATGGCGCTTTTTGGAGGTTTAAGTGACACCTCGCAGATGATAGATGCGATAAGAACAAGAGCTGCCGACCTAAGCGACAAGGGACTTTCAAAAGAGGCTCGAAGCTCCCTAAAGGAGCGCAAAATAGCCGTAATGCTCCCAGCACGAACCAAAGAGGAGGCAGCGCAAAACTCGCGAATTAGAGGAGCGTAAGTGGCTGACGGACAGGTCATAATCCAGATAAAAGGGGATTCTTCCGACTACGACAAAGCCATTAAAGGTTTAGGACAACAGACGCAAAGCTCACTCGGCAACGCTATCAAAGGCTCGTTTATCGGCAACCTGTTCGCTAATGCGTTTTCAGCTGCCGCAGGGACAATTTCAAACGCAATGGACGGCGCTATCAGCCGTGTTGATACCTTAAATCGTTTTCCGAAGATGATGGATCAGATCGGCTTTAGTGCGGACGATGCAAAGAGCGCAATCGACCGTATGAGTAGCCACATTCAGGGACTCCCGACAACGCTTGATAGCATCGTAAGCTCCACTCAGCGCATCGTGCAAAAGGTTGGAGACGTAGACAAAGCAACCGACATTGTTCTCGCGTTTAATGACGCTCTCGTAGCAGGTGGGCAATCCTCGCAGGTTCAAAGCGCCGCGCTTGAGCAATACATTCAGGGTATTTCCAAGGGCAAGTTCGAACTAGAAGAATGGCGCTCGATTACAACCGCAATGCCCGGGCAAATTCAGCAGGTAGCTAAGTCTCTCTTGGGCGCAAGCGGCGACGCAAACGCGCTCTACGAGGCTCTAAAAGACGGCACGGTATCCATTGACGACTTCACAAACGCCTTCGTTAACCTCGACAAGCAGGGATTAGAGGGCATGGGTTCGTTTGCTGAGCAGGCTAAAACGGGCGCTAGCGGTATTCAAACCTCGATGGACAATGCAGCCTATGCCGTTGTTGTAAATGTGGGAAAGATCATCGACGCTGTTAACGCAAACGGTGAGATTGAGGGCGCGTTTAACACTGTCAAAGACATTATCAACGACTGGGGCGGTAAGGTAGTTGAAGCGGTCAAGTGGGTTAAAGACAACTTCGACACGATAGCGCCTGCCGTTGGTGGCGTCGTTGGAGCTATGGCGGCGTTTAAGACAGCTATGGGCATCAGTGCGGCGGTTTCTGCTGTTACTGGCGCTATAGAGGCGTGGAAGTTAGCAAATGACGGGCTGAGAATCTCGCAAATCTTGCTTAACGCTGCGATGAATGCAAATCCTGTGATGATTGTCATAACCATCTTAGGCGCACTTGTGGGCGCTTTAATCGCGGCTTACAACACCAACGAGGACTTTAGAAATGCCGTCAATAGCGCGTGGCAAGCTATCACCGAGATTGTTGGCGGTGCGATTGAATCGGTAGTTCAGTTCTTCACGGACTTTGCGGAAAACGCCCAAATGGGCGCTCAAGCGTTCTACGACAACGTAATACAGCCTATATCCCAAATCCCCGAACAGATAATGAACTTTCTCACGCAGATTGTAGACAACGTGGTGAACTTCTTTACCACTATCGGAGAGTACGCGCTGATGGGCGCTCAAATGTATTACGACAATGTGATACTCCCGATAAGCCAACTACCAGGGCAAATCTTGGCTTTCTTGACTCAAATTATTACCGATATTGCAAACTGGGTTGTTCAACTGGCGCAAGGCGCAATAGACGCAGGTAGCCAATTTTTAAACAACATCATTACTTTTTACTCGCAACTTCCGGGCAACATCTGGAACTTTTTGAGCAACGCAATAAGTATGATTGCCCAGTTTGTTTCACGAGTGCCGCAGCAAGCGTTGCAGGCAGCTCAGGGATTTTTCAGAAACATTCAAGGCGGGTTTAATAGTGCGGTTAGCTTCGTTTCAGGGATTCCGAGTCAGATTATCGGCATCTTCTCAGGAGCTGCTGGTTGGCTTGTTAGTTCGGGAGCTTCACTCCTAAATGGTTTTGTTCAAGGCATTAAGGACGGCTTTAGTAACGCTATAAACGCTGTCCAAAACGGGTTGACGGAGATTCGACAATTCTTCCCGTTCTCTCCTGCTAAACGAGGTCCATTCTCGGGGCACGGCTATACGACTTACTCAGGTCAAGCACTTATGCGCTGTCTCTTATACACATCTGACGCTGCCG